CACCGCTGCGCAGTGCATCGACTGGAGCCTGTCCTGCCCCAGCATCTTCAACCGCCCCCGCCCGCTGGCCGACGCCACCCTGCGCCGCGTGGCCGAAGGCCTGCGCCGCTTCGTCATCGAGGCCGCTGAGCCCTTCATCGTCCGCATCGGCCACACCGGCCACGGCGACGCCGGCAAGGTGCGCAGCGTGCATGAGCCGCTGAGCACCATCACCAGCAAGGCCGAGTATTGCCTCGTGTCAGCCTTCCTGGCCAAGCACTACACCGGCGTGGTGGGCAGTGATCTGCGCATGACCATCGGCACCATCACCAGCGTGGACCATCACAGCCTAGTGGCCGCGTTCCTGGTGAAGTTCTACGGCAGCGGCGGTCAGTGGGCCGGCCTGGACGAGCCGATGCACACCCTACCCACCAAAGACCGCATGGGTCTGGTGACCGTGGCCGGCGAGCAGTACCGCATCGTGGACATCGGGCTGCGCATGCTGCAGCCCCGCGAACTGGCCCGCGCCCAGGGCTTCGCCGAGAGCTACCTGCTCGACGCCCCACACCTGGGCCGCCCACTGCCCAAGCACGCCCAGGTGCGAATGATCGGCAATAGCGTCTGCCCACCCATGGCCGAGGTGCTGGTGCGAGCCAATTTCGTCCAGGACGCATCTTTGCGGAAGGCAGCATGACCCGAGGCCGCGAATCTTTGCGCGAAAAGATGCTGCGCAACCAAGCGACCATGGATCGCTATGCTGCCATCAGCGGCAAGCCCCGCGTGCTGCTGGACATCCCGCCTGAGCCTGTAAAGCGCGGGCCGAGGAAGCCGTCAGGCCAGCCGACCGAGGCCGATGTCATGCGTGCAGTCCATGATTTGCTGCGAGTCCATCCGCGTGTTTCGTGGTTCATGCGGCTCAACAGCGGCGCGGTTCAAGACGGTGACCGATACACCGTGTTTTACCGTCTATACCTGCGCGGAAAGCCTGTACGCACCAAGGGCGCATCGGATTACCTGGGCCAGCTCATTGACGGCCGAATTTTTCTGCTGGAGTGCAAGCGCCCAGGCGTAAAACGAGGAACCGAAGAGCAACAGGAGCTGATTGATGCCTGCCTTGCTGATGGTGGAATTGCAGGCATCGTGCAGTCGGTAGATGATGTTGTGGCTTTGATTGAATTCTCATGAAGCCTGGAAAACTTAATCCCAATTGGAAAGGTGGATTGGTTGCGCTGAAATGCTTGAAATGTCAATCGGAATTTTTTGTTATTCGCAATAGGTTACAAACCGCAAAATTTTGCAGCAGGATTTGCCACAACAGATCAAACGCGGAAGCATCAAGACAAAAGGCTTTGGAAAAATTTGACTCTGTTGCCAAAAAAACAAAAATTACACCTGATTTTGTAGGTAATTACACACGTTTGGCTCCGGCTTTGAAGTGCCAACACATCACAAAAAAAGGTCGCCAATGGTGTCAAAGTTGTGCTCCAAAGCAAAAAACCAGAGATCGCACTTGCGCATTTTGTGGCAAAGCATTTCTTGCTTCCTATCCGTCAAGTAAGAAAAAAACATGCTCTGATATTTGTTCAAGACGCAATTGGTCACAAAGACAGGTTGGCGAAAAGTCTCACAGATGGGAAGGTGGTAAAACACAAAAGAACACTCTTTTGCGAAACGGTATTGAATACAAAATGTGGCGCGAAGAGGTTTTTAATAGGGACAATTTTACATGCGTACTTTGCAAAGAGCGTGGAGGAAATCTTACTGCCGACCATATTAAGCCATGGGCTCTTTATCCAGCTCTTAGGTTTGATGTTGAAAACGGAAGGACTTTGTGTCGTCATTGCCATGGTTTGCAGCCAACGACAGGTACAAAATTGGTTAGAGCGATGGCTAAAGAACGCAAAGCCAATGGCGGCGTGCAACTTAGGATTTTTTGATGACCCATGACGACACCTACCGCGCCAGCGCGTGCCTTGGCAAAGTTGGGTTCGCGTCGTTTCTCCAAGCCCAGCGCGTAAGCGAACGCTCCTCGCGCCGTGGCCGCAGCCGGCAGATTTACCACTGCCCACACTGCCACCTGTTCCACCTGGGCCGCAGGCCCTTTCTCAAGCGGCAGGGCCGCATCACCACAGAGGACACATGACTCAGTACAGCAACGAAAACAGCGGCCTTCTGGCCCGCAACGACAAGCAGGGCAACGAAAGCCGGCCGGACTATCGCGGCAGCATCAACGTCGAGGGCCGCGAATACTGGCTCTCGGCCTGGATCAAGACCGGGCGCGACGGGACGAAGCTGGCGGGCCAGAAGTACATGAGCCTGTCGGTGAAGCCGAAGGACGCCCCTGCGGCCGATTACGCGCCTGCGCCGGCCTACGCCTCGGCCCCTGCACCAGCTGCCGCGCCTGCACCACGCATGACCCAGGATCAGCGTGACGCCATTGCCATCCGTGAGAGGGCCGAGCGGGAGCGCCAGGCGGCGGCGAGGCCGAAGACAAACTTCGACGACATGGACGACGACATCCCGTTCTGAGGCTTGACTTGGGCCCACGCTGCGGGCCTATACTGAACCTTCCCGCTGGTTGTTTGGGCCGGCCAGCGGGCGCGCACAGAGCGCAACCGTAGTGCCCGAAGGAGTGAGCGATGCTCATCAGTGCCAATCGGTCCGAGACCGAAGGCTGGCGGATCGACCGCCTTAGAAAAGCCCGGTATTGCTTCTGCGCAATCTACGGGATCTCAGAACAACAAGCCGCATTGCTGATTGATGCGATCTATGACCACAAGGGCTTCCTTACGGTCATGTGGAGCCGTCAACAGCAGCCAACACAAGAACAGATGCGGGCCTGGGGACTGGCCTGGGAATTGTGCGACGAAGCAAAGGAAAACGTCACGCACAACGACCCCGACCTCATGTGGTTGGTCCCTGACTCTGACCCGATCTGACCATGGCCGGCCTCGACTTCGACGACCTGGCCCGTCAACTCCTCGCATCGGCTGAAACTCACCTCACATCCTGGCTCCCAGCCGGCCGCAAGCGCGGCAATTCCTGGGTGGCTGGAGATCTCAGCGGTGCCGCTGGTCAATCCCTCAAGGTCAACCTTGCAACAGGCGCGTGGTCAGACTTCGCAACTGGTGACCACGGCAGCGATTTGGTGAGCCTGTACGGCGCGATCAACAGCATTTCGATGGGCGAGGCTTACCGCCAGCTCGGCGGCGAAACCAAGCCGCAGCCGCGAGTCAACGGTCACGCCCATTCGGTGCCGCAACCAGAGCCGGCCCGGCGCGTGGTTACGCCAGTGCCTGCAAACTTTGCGGAGTGCCCGTGCATACATAGCCGCTACGGCAAGCCATCGGCACGGTGGACCTATCGCAACGCACACGGCGAAGTGCTGGGCTACGTGGCCCGCTATGACCCGCAAGGAGAGCGCAAGCAGATCATCCCGTGGACATGGGACGGCGAACGCTGGGGCATGGGCCAGTGGCCGGCACCGCGGCCGCTGTATGGCCTGCAGGAGCTTGCAGAGCGGCCCGATGCCGCCGTGCTGGTGGTCGAGGGCGAGAAGGCCGCAGAGGCAGCACGACGCTTCGCTGGGCCTTATGTGGTGGTGACATGGCCCGCAGGCGCAATGGCCGCAGACAAGGCCGACTGGACGCCGCTGGCAGGCCGCAAGGTGCTGCTGTGGCCGGACGCAGACGAGCCTGGCCGAAAGGCCATGGAGCGTGTGGCTCAGATCATCTCCGCCAGCGCGGCAGAGGTCAAGATTCTGGACGTCTCTGATCAGCCGGACGGGTGGGATGCGGCAGACGCGGACTTTTCAAACTGGGATGAATGCAAGGCATGGATGAAGCCGCGGGCGACCAAGTGGAAGGCCAAGCCTGCGAAACCATCTGCAGCGGTCGCCATCGCACCATCAATTGATCCAGAGACAGGCGAGATCGACGCTCGGCCACAGCTTGATCTGGTCCTGATGCCGAACGGCACGCCTATCATGAACCTTGACAACGTGGTCAGGGCAATAGAGTCTGACCAAAATCTGCGCGGCAAGATTTGGTATGACGAGTTTCTGGATACGATCATGACCACCTGGCAGGGGGAGGCACGCCAGTGGAAAGACGCCGACGATGTGCTGCTGCAGCTCTACATGCAACGCCACGTAGGACTCACGCGCATCGGCCTGCAAACGTGCCACGACGCTGCTGTGGTGGCCGCATTCCACGACACCCGCAACGAGTGCAAGGATTGGCTGAAATCGCTTGCCTGGGACGGTGTGCGCAGGCTGTCCTACTTGATGTCAGAAGGTCTTGGAGCCCCAGAAAACACCTACACAGACGCCGTAGGCCGCTGCTGGGTCATGTCAATGGTGGCCCGAGTGTTTCGGCCAGGATGCAAGGTTGACACCGTGCCAGTTCTGGAAGGAACGCAAGGCGCCGGCAAGTCCACCGCGCTGCGCATCCTCGGAGGCAAGTGGTTTACGGAGTGTCACGAAAATGTGACGCACAAAGACTTCTACGAAGTCCTGAAAGGCCACATGCTGGTCGAGATTGCCGAAATGCATTCATTTACTCGCGCAGAGGTTGAGCGCATCAAAGGCATTATCTCTTGCCAGATGGACAGATATAGAAAGAGCTATGGCAGAAACACAGAAAACCATCCAAGACAAACGGTTTTGGCCTGCACGACAAACCGCGATGATTGGCAGAGAGACGACACCGGAGCGCGGCGCTTCTGGCCTGTACGCTGCGGCAATGTCAACCACGACTGGCTGCGTGACAACAGGGACCAGCTCTTCGCTGAGGCCGTCCATCTGTTCAACGAAGGCGGTTCATGGTGGGATGTCCCGATGGACCTGCAGAACGAAGAGGTTGAATCCAGGCGGGATGCCGACTCATGGGAAGCCGTCATCAGTGGGTGGCTGTGGAATCAGAATCGGCCTACAACGTCTGAGATTTTGTCCGACTGCCTGAAGATCGAGATCGGTCGCCATGACCAGATTGCGCAGAAACGAGTCGGTCGAGTGATGCGAGTGCTCGGATGGCGAACGGTCATCACCAAATCGACAAACGGGCGCAGTTTTCGGGCGTGGGTCAAAGAGGAGTAGAACGTGTAGCAACTCTACACGTGCTAAGTTGTTGTCAGCATTGGAGTTCTACACGTTCTACACGTTCTACACCATGTTTATACTAATACACATGCGCACACACATGCGCACGCACATGGAGGGGTTTTCAAAATCACGTGTTCTACGCGTAGAAGCGTAGAACGCGTAGAGTCCAGCGGCAAGCGCCGGACCAGTTTCTGAGACCATGAGTGGTCACTAACATAGGAGCAAAGATGGCAAACAAACGAACCAAGCCAGGAAGCCCAGAGCGGGCCGAGATGGCGGATCGAGTCATCAAGGCGATGGACTCGGGCATGAGCTGCTTCAAGGCTTGTCAGGCGGCCGGTGTGCCGATGCCGACGTTCATGATGTGGGTGGGGCAGGACGCGGAGCTGGCCGACAGGTACGCGCAGGCGCGAGAGAACTTCGTCGAACGCATCGCCCAGGAGGTCATGGAGTTATCCGACGTCGATGTCGGAGAAACACCCGATGGCCGGAAGGATTGGGCCGCTGTGCAAAAGCACAAACTCCAGGTAGATACTCGCAAGTGGCTGTTATCAAAACTGGCGCCGAAGAAATACGGCGAGAAAATCGAAATCAGCGGCGACGATAAATCGCCATTGGTCCACAGAATCGAGCTGATCGCAAAATCTGAATGACCACAGCCCGCGTCGAGCTGCCGCCAAAAATCCTGGAGGTTTTCAAAGAACCCAGGGGGGCATACCTGTACCGCGGCGTCTACGGTGGCCGCGGCAGCGGCAAGAGCTTCAGCATGGCCCTCATGGCGGCCATCTGGGGATTCATTGAGCCGCTGCGGGTGCTGTGCACGCGCGAGCTGCAGGTCAGCATCAAGGAGTCATTTCACGCCGAGCTGAAGGCAGCCATCGCGGCCTACCCGTGGCTGGCGGCGCACTACGACGTCGGGGTGGACTACCTTCGTGGACGCAACGGGACGGAGTTCCTGTTCCGCGGCCTGCGCAACAACATAACGGCGGTGAAGTCCACGGCCAAGATTGACCTTACCATCGTCGAGGAGGCTGAGGACGTGCCTGAAAGCGCCTGGCTGGATCTCGAGCCGACCGTCTTCCGCCAGCCTAAAGCCGAGATGTGGGTGCTGTGGAATCCGCGCCTGGACGGCAGTCCCGTGGATTCGAGGTTTCGTAAGAGGCCGCCAGAGCGGTCCAAGATTGTCGAGATCAATTGGCAGGACAACCCGTTTTTTCCACCCGAGCTTGACGAGCTGCGCCGCCGCCAGCAGTCAATGATGGACCCAGGCACCTACGCCCACGTCTGGGATGGTGCCTACCTGACCAAGAGCGACGCCCAGGTGCTGGCCGGCAAGGTAACGGTGCGTGACTTCGAGGCCGGTGGCCCAGGCTGGGATGGCCCGTACTTCGGCCTGGATTTCGGCTTCGCGCAAGACCCGACGGCCGCCGTGCGGTGCTGGATCAAAGACGCCAGGATCTGGGTTGACCACGAAGCCCAGGCCAAAGGCCTCGAAATCGACGCTACAGCCGATTTTCTGACCCGGCTCATACCTGGGGTGCAGCAGCACACAATGCGCGCCGACAGCGCCCGCCCTGAAAGCATCAGCTACCTGCAGCGGCACGGCCTGCCCAGGGTGGTGTCGGTGGCCAAATGGCCTGGCAGCGTCAACGACGGCATCGCGCACCTGCGCAGCTACGCCGAGATCGTGATCCACCCGCGGTGCGAGCACCTGATCAAAGAAACCAGCCTGTACAGCTACCGCGTGGACCGCCTGACAGGCGACATCATGCCCGACGTTCTGGACTCTTGGAATCACGGCATCGACGCTCTGCGCTACGCTTTGACGCCCCTGATCCGCAAGCGCGACTCAGGCGCCGCCACGGTTAAGATCCAGGGCCTATGACGCCGGCCCAGCAACAGAAACTCCTGGCATCGCTCGGCGCCGATGTCGAGGCCGAGGTGCTGGCGGCCTACGAGCGAGCGATGGACATGATGCGCCGCGGCAAAGCGCCGCGCGATGCTATTGCTGAGGTCATGGACAGCTTCACCGGGGCCTATGCTGATCTGATGGCCGCGGCTCTGTCTGCTGTGCTGGATCAAAGCGTCGGCACCTCTGCGGTGCTGGCCATCCAGGTGGGCCAGGTTTCGCTGTCGCGCCGGCTGTACGCCGAGGCGCAAGACGTCTCCAACGTGGTGCAGGGCATCGTGCAACGGCACGTTTCAGGCATGCAGGATGCGCGGCGCCTGGCGCTCGAGCTTTTCGAGGGCTACAACTTCCGCGAACCCGACGCCGAACCGCTGCAGATCACCAGGCGCAACCGCGAGCTACCGAAGTACCTGCGCGAGGTCATCCTGACCGATGACAGGCTTGAGCGCGAGATGGCCAAGGCGCTTGCACAGCTCCAGGTCGATGATCTCTCCACCCCAGCCCTGCGCGCGGCCTATAGCGGCGTTTTGGAGGCCCTGGACGGCCTGGATGAGGGGATAGCCAGGGATGTGCTGGAAAAACGGCTCAAAGTGGCGTTTTTCGAGCGTGTGCGGTTCTTTGCGGAGCGCATCGCTCGCACCGAGCTGCACAAAGCCTACGCAGAGCGCGAGGCGAGCCTGCTGCTGGACGATGACGAGGTGGAATACGTCCAAATCCGCCGCAGCCGCACGGGCAAGGATCCGTGCATCTGTTCGTTGATCACGGGGCGCGACCAGTATGGCCTGGGGCCTGGGGTGTATCCGAAAAAGGTGGCACCGAATCCGCCTTTCCACAGTTTCTGCCGTTGTGTGGCAGTCCCCCGCCTGGATCTCACAGGCCGCCGCCAGCCCCCTGAAGACGAAAACGCCGACCAGTATTTTCTAAGCCGCCTGAGCCAACCGGTGGCCGCTCAGGTGGCCGGCAGCCGCGACAAACTGCAGCGCGTGCTGAACGGTGAATCAGCCATCTCGGTGGCCAATGAGTCGAAAGACCCGGCCTACCGCATCATCAACCTGGAGCAAGCAGCAAATGCCTTTACCCAAGCCGGGCCCTGAAGAGGACCGCGACCAGTTCATCGCCCGCTGCATGGCCAATCCGACCATGCGCGAGGATTTCAGCAACGTCGGCCAGCGCGCCGCGGTGTGCTTTAACCTATGGCGCGAAGAGCAAGAGGAATACTCTAGCGATCAGGACGGCAGCGATTCAACGTAACCAAATTTATAGCCATAAGCGTGAGCGGCGCGGCCTTTGCAATTGTTTGAGACGCCGCCAGGGCTAGCTTTACTTTTTCCAATAGATCGAAGCCATGCGGCCGCATCGCTTGCGCCCATGAATGTCTGATTGGTCGTTATGCAAACCACTTGCTTTCCTCCGTGAGACTTAACAAGCGATTGCCGATGCGCAGCGCTGGCTTTCTTGCCCGTGAGGGATGCAGAAATACGCAATCTAGTTTCTTGGGTACGTTGGCGTTGTTTGAGCGCCGCAGATATTTTTTTCCGGGCGGCATCTGTGTGTTTGTAATCGCTATGTTTGCCGATATTTGCTATTCTTTTTTTCTCGCGCGTTTCTAAAGAATCTGGGCCTTTCTTTTTGCCAGTTTTAGCTGCCGACATTTTTGTTTTTGCAGCTTTTGTGTGTTTGTAACCACAAGGCCCATCTCCGCCTTCTGTTACATTTGCGAGATTTTCGCGGCCATATTTATTAATTAGATCGCGTTCAAGCTCGAATGCCCACCATTCTTGCATTCCAAATTGGACAATTTCTACAATAATTCCGTGTTTTTCAACTGTCCTATGCCATTGTCTGTTTCTTCCGTTTGTGCTCCAAGCTCTGCGATCTTTGCCCTTCCCAACGTAAAAAACTTTTCCAGTTGATGCTTTGCGGTGAACATAAACATAAAAACTCATGTTTATATTTTATCCTTCAATAAAGCAACGAATAGAGAAAATTTTGTACGCCTCCAAACGGTCTTCATCCGTAATGGTCTCGACGTACCTGCCTTGCAGGGTCTTGAGCTTTGCCAGGATGGCCGCCTCGAGCTCAAACAGCTCGGCATAGACCGACTCGAGGCCTTCGCTGGTGGCCACTGGCACGCCGAAGTAAACGAACGTTTCCGAGCTGCGGTTGCCATACGGCCGGCCCGGCGTGATCCGAAACGGCACCAGGCGAATCAGCGGGTAATCCTCGGGCGAGATATTCGGCTCCAGGCCGATCTTGCACGATGCCACGCCTGGAATGGTGGCAAACGCATCGCGGGCGGCCTCAAGCGCGGCGTTCATGCGCGCTCCAGCGGCACATTGAAAATCAGCGCATTGCCCGCGGCATCCGGCGTGGCCGCCCGAGCCTGGGCCAGCATGCCGTCAAACTCCTTGCGGTAGGCCGCCAGCTTGGCCGTGAACAGGTCTTCAGGGTCCGACATATTTTCCAGACAGGCCAGCACGTAGCACTTCAGCACCGTCAGCCGATTACGCCAGGAAGCGGCAAACGTGCCGAGCATGTCCACCTCAGCGAAGGCCCGTGTCTCGCGGTCAACGGTGCAGAACTTTGCCAGGTATGCGTCGGGGTAGTTCAAGATGGTCATCTTTGCTGCCTGATTGCGTCGTTGACGATTCTGTCGAATTGCCGCACTGCCTCGGTGGCCGCGCGCAGCAGGTAATTGTCGCCGCGGTAGCCTGGGTGCTTGACGGACTTGGCGAAGGCAAACCGATTGCCGACCACCCAGCGCAGGGCCTTTTTGCGTTTGGGCTTGATCGTGTGCGGCCTAGTGCCGAGCAAGACGAATGCCGCATAAGGCGCGCGGTTGCGGTCATGGCCAACAGCTCGGCCGCCTTCAATGGGCCTGTTGTACAGCGACTGCCGCAGCGCTCCGGTCTTGGTGTGCTTATCGGCGCCGGCCTCCGCGCTGTCGTAAGCGATCTGCGAGAGATTGCGGATGACGTATTTTTCCATGCCCACAGGGATGGCCGTCAGCCTGTTGATCAGGCCGCCGATGTCACCGATCTGGACTGAAATGGTCATTTGCCGACGAATTTGCTGCCGAACTGGACCAGCGCGAACACCGTCACCGCCAGGCCCCAGACGCCGATGCCGCGGTTGATCCACATCTCGACCTTGCGATCCACTCGGGCGATGCTGACGTCATGCGCCGCAAGCTGGGCCTCGCACCGGCCGATGCGCTCGCCCTGGTTGGCTTGGCGCTCCTCAAAGAGGATCAGCTTTCCAATGGCTTCGCCGAGTTTGTCAACCTTGGCTTCGAGGCGGGAAAAGTCATCGTCTGTCATGCCCACATCCTGCTGGGGGTTTCGGGATACACGCGGAAGGGCTCAAGCTCCGGCGCTTCGGAATTGTGCCGCACGTTGACGTGCCAGCCGTCCAGCGGAGCCATCTCGGCGTAGGACAGTTCTTCGTTGTGAATCGTCTTTCCTGTCGGGGTGTAGAGCACGCCGATGACATCAACAGCGGCGTAGCGGGGCACCAGCACCGTCTCAACGGTGTCGCCTTGCACGTTGGTCTGCTCATCGAACAGCACCTCGTTGGCCTCGGCTTCGGTGTCAAATCGAAGGAAGAAGTCCGTGTACATGGTGTCTCCGTAAAACTGTTGCTGAACCCACTCATGGCCCGCTGCCAGCACCGCTGGGTCAGTTTCCGCGACCAGTTGGTTGAATGGGTCGAAGGGGTCGTAGGTCATGCTGTGATGGCCTGAAGTTCTGCTGAGGACAATTTTCGGGGGTAGTAGGTGACGCGGCGGAGCCAAAGATTGGTGTATGAGGTAAACGCTGTCGTAGCTCCCAAACCTAATCTATTTGCCGTTGGCAATGCGTTTGTAGTTGTGTCCGTATTTACAGCAGAGCCATTAGCACTCAAAGCAAAATCGTTAATTTTTGCCCCTAGCGCCGCTTTAAAAACAGTATTTTGCGGCATTGAACTTGCAACTATTGTGCTTGCACCATCTCCAAAACCCCGGGCGTCTGTTCCATTTCTTTGGATGGAAATAACGCTGTTAAATGCGGAATTTTCAATTGACGCAACACGAGTAAAAGAAGATGAAGGGGATATTGGCACTCCCTCCGCATACAGCGTCCCCTCTGTCGCGTTATACCAAGGGCTCATCGTATTGATAGACGCCCTATCTTCAGAACGTGTCTTGCCTAGAGGTGCCGTGTTATCCGTGGGGATGACGGAGGTGGCAAACGCGCCCTGCTCTAGCTGGGGCAGGCCGATGCGCAGGGTGATGTCGATGGCGACACCGGAACTGTAGGCGATGACGATCTGTGGTCTGACGTACAGAGCGCCAACGCCCGCGACGACGTTCTGATTTAGCCTGAGTGCCGCCGAAAGCGATGGCTGCGAAATTGTCGTTTGGAATGAGACAGTCGTCGAGTTAATTATTACGGCACCGCCATCTAGATACGTCGTGTTCAGACCGACCGACGAGATGTTCGTTGTGCTGCCCGCGACCATCCGAGCAAAGACAGAATTCGACCACGCCTGCCCAGCAACAGCAGCAATCCCGGTATTCGTCTCAAAGCGAATACCGGCGCTTGTTCCGCTAGTCGTTCCGACCAATTGAATGTCAATGTAAGAAATGCCGTTTTCTGTACCCGTACCTATGACGTTGAACGCGAGGCCCGCGCCGACTACGGCCCAATTCGTCGGCAACGTCCCCGGCGTCCCAGCCACAGCACCCACCATCGTGTTGTTCCGAATGGAATTGGTGCGGGACTCCTCAATCAACAAGCCCTGTGCAGCAAGCGTCGAAGGGTTGTAGTCGAACCGTGGGACGTCGGTCGCTGCGCTGGTCAGCACACCAGCCGAGTTGAAGTACGTGGCCGTGCTGGCACGGGTGAAGGTGATCCGCTCATCCAGCTTAGGCATTGCCGCAAAGTTGAAAGACAGCGAAGGCCGCCCACCGCTGGCCATATCCGGCAGGCCGACACGGCCAATGTTTTGGCCCAGCATGATCAGGCGCCGATCACGGCCAGACGGTCGCCAGGCTTGACCCCGAAGTATTCGGTGGCCTCAGCCGCAAGGCGCAAGCCGCTGGTGGTTGCCGTTGGATTGGTGCCGTAGGCCAGGCAGGCCGGCGCATCAGACACCACGCGCACAAAGCGGGTATTGGCCCCGAAAACCGCAGACTGCACGCTTGATGTCGTGAAGGTCACCACGTTCGTGGTGCCAGGCAGCCGGGCCGCCTGGGGCACGCCGCCGATGTCGTTGGCGTTTTCGAGAAACTGGAATTCGGTGACGTAGAGCTTTGCCATGATGATGGTCCTTTAGGCCGCGGCCAGGGTTGTGACGGTGCCAGAGCTGCCCTTGTACTTCAGGGCGCCCGAGGTGACAAACAGGATTCCGCCGCCCGTAGGCGTGGCGGGCTCGGTGGTATTGGCGATAAACTGCAGCGGCGCAGTCTGGCTGAACTGCACCTGATCCACCGACAGGATCACCCCAGGCGTAGCCGGCCTGGTGGGCGATGTGCCGGCCGCGGTGTGCTGGATGCTGACGGTGGTGGAGCTGGCCGACCACATGATCTGCACATAGTCGCCGGCCGCGGCGGTGGCGATGATTGTGTTGGTGGCGACTGCGACGCCATCCAATCCGCCATGTGCGCCGTGGACGTCGTAGCTGCTTGCGCTGTTGGCATAGTCGCTGCCGTTTTTGCGCAACCAGACACGCGCTGTTTGTGGCGTGTTGTTGTCGGTGTTGTGGAGTTGCAGCGAATAGGTCAGCGAGTACGTGCCGGCCTGGGCGAACGTGATCTTGCTGCCGTCGACGATGCTGACGTTGCGTGCCTCATAGGTGCTGCCGATGGCCACCGCATAGGCCGTCGTGGCCGATGCGATTGTTTGATCTGTCGAGTCGTAGAACGCCCCGTAATTGGCCAGCGAGCCGCCAGGGCCTTGCGGCCCCTGGGTCACAACTTGCACCACATCAGTCATTTGGTCACCTCTGCTGAAATGGATACCGTGCCGCGGACCAGACGATGGATCGTGCCGCTTGCATTGGTCACCTCAAGATCATACTTGCCAAAGGTCCAAGCAAATGCCGTGGATTCGGTGGCCGTGATGGTCAGCGTAATCTCTCCCAGAGCGGCTGCAATGGACAGTTTGCCGTTGGCCGTGCTGGCCTCAAAAAGCACCGCGCTAGATTTTGACGTCTCGCGCACCTGTAGCTTGGCAGTGGCGCCTGTGAGATTAACAGGCGCGCCAGAAGACAGCCACTTAAAGATGACAACGAAAGTGGCACCGGCCTCGACGGTGATGTTGTGAACCGCTGCGGTCATGCCTGCACCTCCAAGAGACGCTCATCAATCGCAGCCTGAATTCTGTCCTGTTTTTCTTGGTCCAGGCCGGCGAATTGCTGGGCCACAATGCGCCGCTGCTGCTCGGCAATCACCACGCGAGGCATTGCCGCGGCTTGCATGTCGGCCAAAATGGTCAACTCGGTGGCCACATCGGACAGGTTGTAATCGCGCGCCCAGTAGACCTCCGGCGCCTGGGTAAGGCCCAGCCACTGCCGCGACAGCTCCCAGGCTCTGCGCTCAAGATCCTCCATGCGGCTGGAGAACATGGCCAGCTCGCCGTTCAGCGCCTGGAATCGCATCTGCAGCGCAAGTCCGGATTCGCGCGCGGAGGATCCGCCGACAACCAGGCCGATCTCGTTGATCTGATCACGCAAGGCGACGATGCGGTCCAGGTAGATGCGAGCTGGCCCGTCAGGCGGCGCGATGAAGGCCGGCGTGCTGCCGCTGTGCACCATAAGATTGGACGCGCCGATGGTCTCTCCGACAACCTGCGCGGCCTGGATCTTCTGTGCGTCAGTGGAGTTCTCTGATACCTGCATGGTCAGCAAACTAAACGTCTGGCTGCGCAGGATCTCGTCCAGCTCCGAATCCATATTAAACAGCCTGCGCGAAAGATCCGCGATGGCTGCAAAGGAACCAAAGTGCGGAAACTCCCCGCCCTCGGTGAAGATCAGCACCGGGCACTCGCTCAGATTGTGCTCGCCTGATGCCAGGACGATATGGCCTGTGTCTTTGGCAATCCAGCCTTCGCGGTCGAATCGCCAGGTGCATGCAACGCGCTCATTGTCGCGGGTGAAATTGCCAGAGAACTCGACGTAATTGAACTTGCCGTCGTCGCCGATTTCGTAGTTGCGCACCAGCTCGGGCAATATCATGGTCCAGTACGGCGCAACGCGGCTGCGGAGCTGATCATCCAGGCTCTGCGCCATGGCCGCAGGCATGTCCACCAGCAGCAGCAGGCTGCCACGGGCCTTGGCGTGCCGCGAAAACTGCGACCAGAACACATCAATGCCGTTGCCTCGGCCATCGATGTCGTCTGCCATGGCCTGGTACAGCTCGTTTGCCATCTGGCGTACGGGCTGGCGCGTGGTCAGGTAGCCGACAAAACGATTGCAGACCTGGGCCAGCGGTGAGGCATAAAAAGCAATCTCATTGCGCCTGGCGTATTTGCTCTCAGACTCGCGCGGGTACTGTATGAGGTAGCTGGTCGATACGCTGACGGGCCTTAGCTGACCATCGTAGGTCACGACAGGCCGAAACGGGCCGTCACCCTCCAGCGCGTGGCCAATAAACTTCATTCTGTAAATGTCGAGGTTGGCCATATTTGAATATCTGTTATGCTGAAGGTCCGTTAATTTTTCAGGAGTGTACCTGTATGACCATTGCAGAACTGATGGCCCAGAAGGCTGAACTTGAGCAGCAGATTGTCCAGCGCCAGCGCGAAGAGCGAGGCGAGGCCATCAAGCAAGTCATGGCGATCATGTCTCAATACGGCCTGACCGCTGCAGATCTGGGATCTGGCGCCAAGGTTGTGCGAATCTCCGATGGCCAAGCCAAGGCCAGCAAACGCGCTGCGGTTGCGGTCAAGTTCCGCGATCAGCATGGCCATACCTGGACGGGCCGCGGCATCAAACCCAAGTGGCTGTCCGAGGCTTTGGCTGCCGGCAAGTCGTTGGATGATTTCCGCATCGCTGCCTGATCCTTTCGGTGCTATCATAAACTCAAGACGCGATCAAGATGAACATCGAAGACCTTAAGGACGCGATTGGCGACGAGAAGTACTCGGCGCTGAAGACCTTTGTTGATGATCTGGTTGGCCAGCGTGATGCTGCCAGGCAGGAATCCATCAGCGGGCGCAAGGGCCTGCGCGAGAAGCTCACGGCCCTGGAATCTGCTCAAGCAGCCATGATGGAAAAACTGGGCATTGATTCCATGGAAGACCTTGACACCTTGCCAGACGCCAAGGGTGCGGCCGAGGCTGCCAAGCAATACGAGGTCCGGGTCAAGCGCCTGGAGCGCGAGCTCCAGCAGGCCGCCGCCCAGCGCGACGAGATCAGCGGCAAGTACCGCGGATCTTTGCAAAAGGCCGCAATCGCCGAGGCGCTGTCAGGTCACGAGTTCATCGCGCGCGACATCGTGGAAACGTATGTCAGCAACCGCCTCACCTGGGAAGGTGACGATCTGTTGTATAAAAGCGACGACGGCAGATTGCTGCCGTTGCGTGATGGCGTGGCCGCTATTGCAAAATCGCGGCCTGAGCTGTTGAAAGCCACCGGCACGGGAGGTGCTGGAGTCCGGTCATCCAACGCGAGAGGCGATGGTGCCAAAACCATGACCCGTGCCGATTTTGAAGCCATGACACCTCAGCAAAAGGTCGAGGCGGCGAAATCAGGCGTGCAACTTGTCTGATTTTTCTGGAGAACCACCATGGGTGCCACCCTTACCAACCTGATCCCGACCCTCTACAGCAACCTGGATGTCGTCAGCCGCGAGCTGGTCGGCATGATCCCGTCTGTCACGCTGGATGCCCAGGCATCGCGCGCCGCGGTCAATCAATCCGTGCGCTCATTTGTCGCGCCCGCAGCCTCTGCTGGTGACATCACCGCGGGCGTGACGCCGCCCAATGATGGCGACCAGACCATTGGCGACCAGGAAATCAAGATCACCAAGGCTCGCCGTGTGCCGATCCGCTGGACCGGCGAGGAAGAGCGTGGCTCTGGCCCTGCCGCTGCTGCCATCCAAGGCGCGCAGATCCAGCAGGCCATCCGCACGCTGTGCAACGAGATCGAGGCTGATTTGGCCGACCTGTACAAGGTGGCTTCGCGTGCCGCTGGCACTGCGGCGACAACGCCTTTTGGCACTGCTGGCGACTACAGCGCCGCATCGCTGACACGCAAGATCCTGGCCGACAATGGCTCGCCTTTGAGCGACCTGCAACTGGTGTTGGACACTGCGGCTGGCGCAAACCTGCGTGGCAAGCAGGCATCGTCCTCGCAAGAGTTCGGTGACACCCTGCTGCGCCAGGGCGTCCTGCTGGACATCAATGGCATGATGGTCCGCGAGTCTGCGCAGATCAAGACGCACACGAAGGGCACGGGCGCCAGCGCGACGACGAACACGGCAGGCTACGCTGTCGGTGCAACCACGATCACCTTGGCCTCTGCAGGCACGGGCACCATCGTGGCTGGTGACGTCATCACCTTTGCCGGCGACACCAACCAGTATGTGGTTGTGACCGGTGACGCTGACGTTTCCGGCGGTGGCACGGTTGTGCTGGCTGCACCTGGCCTGCGCCAAGCCATTGCTGCCTCTGCCACCAACATCACGGTGGTGGCCAGCTCGGTGCGCAACATGGGCTTTAGCCGCTCCGCCATCGTCCTGGCCCAGCGCCTGCCGGCCCTGCCTGCCAATGGCGACCTGGCCTCGGACAGGACCACCATCGTGGATCCGCGCTCTGGCCTGTCGTTTGAGGTTGCCCTGTATCCTCAATACAGGCAGATGCAGTGGGAAGTCTCCTGCGCGTGGGGCGTCAAGGTGATCAAGCCCGAGCACGTTGCTCTGCTCCTCGGCTGATGAAGACTGTCCGCGTTGTTTCGCAGCATCCGGCATCGCAAGGGCCGTGGGTGCTGCTGAATGAATCAGACTTTGACCCGGCTCGGCATGTCATCTACCAGGATGCACCCCCCAAGCCGGACCAAGCAGATCCGCCACCCAGGCGGCGCGGACGTCCTCCCAAAACACTGATGGAGATCACAGATGGCAACCGCTGAAAACGCAAAGCTGCAGTACGAGGCCGGACAGACCTCTACTGCCATGGTCGCCCTGACCAATTCAGGCGACGACACCACATTCACCAGCTCTGCATCGCTGTGGAGCAAACGCAGCGGGTACGCGCCTGTCGTGCGGCCCAACGGCCTGCTGACGGGTGGTGTGATCACGCCGCACGCAACGGACAACGACAAAGTTAACATCAGCGCCATGACGCTGAACCTCAACGGCGTCGTGACCACGGTGTCCGCAACTACCGCGACCATTACCCGCGGCGTGAGCACTGACACGCACAACATCACCAGCATCACGGTCAACAGCAGCGGCGCTGTGGCCGCCGTGTCTGGCACTGACAGCACGGCGTTTTCCGAGACGCGCGCTGCCGCTGGCGGGCCTCCGCTGATCGCCACCACGTCGGTGGAAATCGGCCAGGTGCGGACAACCTCGGTGTCGGCCGCCAAGGTCACAACGGCCGAGATTTTCCAGGTGGTGGGCACGCACACCGAGCGGGCGGATTATCCGTTGTACACGATCAACCACGGATCTGGCTCTGTCACCTTCCTGGCCGCGTTGCCTGAGATTCACACCGGGCCTGTGCCGAAGGCGGTCTATGCCTCGTTTGCGGCGCCGATTTTCTCGGACGTGCAGCTTGCGTCGGATTTCGTGCCGCCCGAGACGTCGCACTCGGTGACCAGCACGCAGATCTACGGCACCACGCTGGGGGCAACGTCCAGCACGCTGAATCAAGGCACGTTCACGGCGTTCCTTGAGGATGGCGTTTCCGATGGCCTGGTGCTGCTCAAGAATCAGGATCTGTGGTTCAAGTTTTTCCCAGATCGCTACAAGAGCGCGTACATGCTGACGCAGGGCAAGCTGGGCATCACCCGGACCTATCCTGCGGGCGACAACATCAGCGCTGCCTGCACCATCTCCGCGTCCAGCGCTGCATCTGAGGTGAGCTGATGCCTTTCAACTCCGCACGGTTCGAACAAGCCAAGTTCGAGTCGCGGAAGGCGCGGGTAGCTGTAGAGGCTCTCGCGCCTTTTTTTGACGATGGCGAACCTGCCGAGTGGGAGGTGCGCGGCCTGACCGCGGCCGAACTCCACCAGGCCATGGAGGCATCGACGCGGCAAAGCTCGATCGAGAGCATCATCAAGGCGCTGGCCACCAAGGCAGACCAGGCCAATGCCATCAGGCAAGCGCTGGGCATGGCAGGTGACACGCCTGGCGAGATTGCCAAGCGCATCGAGATGCTGGTGATGGCCAGCATTCAGCCCGTGATTGACATGCCCGCGGCGGTCAAGCTGGCCGAGAACTTCCCGATTGAGTTCCTGCAGCTCACCAACAAGATCAGCGAGCTGACGGGACAAGGCGCCGAACTTGTAAAGCCAAGCGCCGCCTCGCAGCCGACCCAGAACTGAGCGCAGCGCTCACGTTTTTGGATCTGCGCGGCGGCTACCTCTACGAGCATCGGCCGGACATAATCCCGCAGGGTTACCTAACGAACGAAGAACTGGCAATCTGGGCCGCCTACTACGAACTGAAACAGCGCGATGGCCGACATACAGCAAACCGTTGAGCTGATCTTTCGGGCTCAGAACCAGACCAATACGGCCATCGCTGGCATTCAGCGGGATCTGGCGGCGTTGTCGGGCAATGCCGACACATCAACCCGCGCGTTGAGCGGCACAAACGATCAGCTTGAGCGGATTGGCGGCAATAGGGCCGGGATTGCCTCGGCAACCACTGCGTTGCAGGCTCTGGCCGGCTCGCTGGTCATCAAGGACTTCATTGATGCCAACGTTGCTGTTGAGCAGTTTCGCAACACGTTAAAGCTGGTCACGGGTTCCACTGAGGCGGCGAACAAAGAGCTTGATTTCATTACCAATACCGCCAACCGCTTGGGCATTGAAGTCCGCGGCGCGGCAGGCGCGTATGCCTCGTTTGCGGCTGCGGCAAAGGGAACAGCCGCGGAGGGAGAAGGAGCTCGAAAAGTATTTGAAGGCTTTGCCACCGCATTTGCAGCACTTGGCACCGGCAGCGCGGATGTCTCTGGCGCCTTCACCCAGTTGGCCCAAGGGGTCAGCAAAGGCAAATTTGAACTCGAAGACCTGAAGTCTGTTGCGGAGCGTCTGCCTGGGTTCTTCAATACATTCGCAAGCGCTTTAGGTGTCACGAATCAAGAGTTCTTTGACCTGATCTCCAAAGGCCAGATTGGAATCCCCGAGCTGATCAAAGTTGCCGAGCAGCTCAAGACGCAATTTGGATCTGCTGATTTTGGCAGTTTCAACAACGAGCTGGCGCGGCTAAAAAATTCAATTACAGACGCATTTACAACAATTGGTGATGCTGGCGCTTTTAGTTTATTAAAAAAAGGAATTGAAGGCGCGACAATTTCAATTGTAGGTGCAACTTCAGCATTTACATTGCTGGGAGAAATTATTGGCATCGTGGCTGGTGCTATTTCTCAGCTAAATTTTACTGATTTATATAAAGCGTTTACTGAAGGCGGTTTTGATGGTGTACTGAAGCAGCTAAAGACAAATTCAGATCAATTTGGCACATCTATTGAGGCCGCAGTACAAAAGGCTGCATCATCAGTAGATGGCCTAGTACCAAAATTTCTTGGTCTTGAAGACGCGACAAAAAAGACAGCCGCAGCCAGTAATCAATCCGCCGTAGCCATCGGCGCAGAAGAACAAGCCATGCTGGATGCCGTGAAGGCGGCAGAGGAAACCAGCAAAGCCAAAACAAAAACGAAGGACGTTAGCGCGCAACTCCAGAAACAATACCTGGAAGAACAGAAAGTACTGATCCAGCAGACCAAGGTAGCAAATGACTACCAAGTCAAGCTGAAGGAAATCGCATCCAACGAGCGCATCAAATTCATCGAGGCCAAGGTCAGGCTGGACATTGCAAACGTCCAGGCAGATGCTCAGAAGGTCATCGCGGCGTTTGAGTCGATAAACACCACAGTCACCAGCACCGGCGATGTAATTAAAGGTGCTCTTGGAGCATTAAGTGCTGCCGAAGGTTTTAATTTTCTTGACAAGTTGAAAGTTATTGAAAAGCAACTTGAAATAGAAAACAAAAACCGCGAAAAGGCTTTGAAACTGCAAGAAGATTTGACTATAGCCCAGATTGACAATCTCAACGCCAGATCAAAGGCCATCCAAAGTGGCAACGCGCTAGTTCAGATTGATGGAAAAGGCCTGCAGCCGCACCTCGAAGCGTTTATGTGGGAAATCTTGAAGACCATTCAGACCCGCGTGAATCAGGACGGCCTGGAAATGCTGCTGGGGACATGACATGATCACAACCATCGCGGCGACAACCGCCGACCCGCTGGGCGTAGTTCAGCTAGAGCTTGACACCGACAGATCAGACCTGAGCAGCATGACGCGCAGGGTTACGCGCGTGGCCACGCTGGATGGCTCTGCGGTGTTCAACGACTTCGGCTATTCACAGGCAGACCGCACGGTGCGCCTGGTCTGGCTGCTGGCCTCAGAGGCCCAGAAAACCGCCGTAGAGCGCCTGATGCGCCTGTATGCACTGATCACGGTCTCGCTTGCCGATGGCGTGTTCCAGGCCGCTGTAGAGTCCTTCACCATCTCAGGTGGCCAGGCCACGCTGACCCTACTCATCAAGTCCAAACTTTCAGGAGATTGACATGCCCGCACCAGCATCTGCTACCTATTCCGCAAAGGCCAAAGAAGAGGCGCACAAGGCGTTTCGTGATTTGATTGATGCAGGCGCAGCCGCAGGGCGCCTGAAGATCAGGAGTTCAACAGACGTCTTGCTGGCTGACATTCCGCTGGCCGACCCTTGCGGGACCGTTTCGGCTGTCACTGGCGTGCTTACGTTCACAACCACGAGCACAGAGGATTCCTCCGCAGATGCAACTGGCACGGCGGCTTATGGTGAATTTACGGATTCAACGGGCACTGTGCATTTAAGTCTTCCGACAGAGGCCGGAACAGCAGCGGTTAGCGGCAAGCTGGTGCTCAATACTTTGTCAATTGTTTCTGGTGGCCCTGTGACCTTGGTTAGCGCGACTATTGGCTAAAGCATGTCAGATCCGAATTACAGCAGCGTTTCCCTGCTGCTTCATTTTGATGGGGCAAATGGGAGCACTACGTTTACGGATAACTCACCATCGCCCAAAACCGTTACAAAATTTGGCGATGCTCAAATAAGCACGACGCAATCTAAATTTGGCGGGTCATCTGCGTACTTTGATGGGACTGGTGATTATTTAAGCATTCCGTCTTCTAACGATTTTTTATTCGGTACAAATGACTTTACTGTTGAGCTTTGGCTATATAGGTTAGGGGCATCTGATAAAACTTTAGTAAGATATGGTAACGCATCCAGCACTTCTCAGCCGGGAAGCTGGGAAATAAATATACAAGGCAATAATTTAATCGGCTTTTTCTATAATTATTATACATCGTCTAATTGGTTATTTTCATCTGCTGCGGTTGTTAATTCTACATGGACACATATTGCAGTAACCAAAAGCAACAATACACTACGAATTTTTATCAATGGGGTTTTGAGTAATTCTGGTCCATTTACCACAGACTTAAATTATAATAATGGGACGTTGTGGATAGGCGGAACATCATCACAACAACAACTTAACGGTTATATTGATGACCTGAGAATTACAAAAGGCGTAGCGCGCTATACTAACAATTTTTCGCCGCCGACTGAAGCATTTCCAGATTCCGCTGGTCCTGCTGCGAAAGCTGCAGATCCTGGGCCACTAGGCTCGCCTAATGTTTTGGCTCTGGTTGAGCCAATGGCAATTGCTTCAACCGAAGGCCCTCTCGGTCGGCCTCAGATTCTGGGGCAGCAGTCGCTTGCTTATGCGTCTGCTCCGTCCATATTGGGGCCTGAGCAAGTCACTGGCTGGCAGCTCTTTGGCCGCGCTGATGCGCCTTCTGTGCTGGGCAATGCAAATCTGCTTGCATGGCATCTGTTTGCTCGCGCTGACGTGCCATCAATGCTAGGCGCAGCCACCACGCTGGCAGTGCATGACTTTACTGGCCAGCTCGGAGATGCAACAACCTACTACGTGATGGATCTCACTACGCCAAGCGGGACGGTACGGGTGCCGATCTCGAGCTGGCAGGCTACGCTGCAGACGGGCCTGTCGAATTACGTCCAGTGCGTGGTGCCGGCCGTGCAAAGCTACGTCACGCAGATCAACGCGGCCACGCAGTTCAAGATACTGCGCAGGGTTGTATTGCCGGATGGTTTTGTGATCGAATATCAAATGGCCAGCGGACCGCTGCAGACAGTAACGCTTGACCAGGGACCATTTAGGTACACCGCAACCATCGCAGGGTATTCATCAGGTTTTGCCATCAATGAAACACCCAGCCCGGCCTACAACCGCACAATGTCAGGTTTGCGCTCGGTTTCCGTTTCCGAAGGCAAGGCGAGGGTTCGCTGCTCGATTGATTGGCTCTTGCGACCGTCTCAACGCGTGTTTGCCGGTGACCGAAACTTTATTGCGTCGTACATAAATTATTACGTCGGAAATAATGACGCATATATGGAAGTTGGGGAGCGCTGATGGGCAAAGGCACGGTGCTGGCGAATCTGGGCCAGGGGAAGTACTCCGTTGCCGTTGATACAGGCGCTGCCAGTGCGGCGGCCTTGCTGGCCCAGCTTCAGGCCGAGTTTGCGGCGCTGCAGACTCAGATCACGCAAGCCACCAATGCGGTGGCAAGCCTCAACGCTCAGGTGCAAGCCCTCAATGACGCCTGGGCGGCAAAGCTTGCGGCCTATGCGGCCAATCCATCGGGTGATTCAACGGCGATGGAGAAGGCGCTGGTGGCGCTGCGGACCAAAGAAGACGAGCGAGACGCACGCCAGCGCGAGCTGACCACGATGATCCTGAACCGCGGCGAGCTGGCCAAGCGGATCAACGTCATTCAGGATGGCAACTACAACGCTGCGCGGGAGGTCTGGTGCGCAGATTACACCCTGCAGGCAACCGGCGAGGTTGCCACCATCGAGGTGCCTGGCGAGCCGCAGAACGTGCTTATGGTGCCTGGTGGTGCTGCACACACTGCCGCTGATGGCCAGCTACTGGCGCGCGAGCTGATGACCGGGCCGCAGGCTTACTTCAATGCCGCCATTTTGCCGGGGTGGCAGAAGTTCAAGCCGACATATCGCACCGGGCGCATTACGGCGATCTCGCTGAACACTGCCGATGTTGAACTTGATGCGGCCATCTCCAGCGTCACTGAACTGACCCTGAATGTCAATCAGACCACCACGCTTTCCAACGTGCCAATCCAATACATGGATTGCAACGGCGAAGCGTTTGTAATCAATGACAACGTAGTTGTTGAATTTGAAGGACAGAATTGGAATAGCCCAAAGATCATAGGTTTTAAGGCAAATCCTAAACCTTGCGGGTTTTATTTTACGTTTGCGAAAGTATTGGGTGGAACTACGCCAAGCGGCTTTCCATATGTTTCTGGACCAGCGCCAAATTATTTTGGAGAAACTGGTCTAAGATATAAAAAAACGCCATTGTCATTGCAATCAAATTTTTTTTACGGCGGTGACAGAGTTTTTTTCGGATCTGGCGGGATAGTGTCCTGGCGCAAAGGCGGCGACCCGTACAATTTTCCATACGTAATGATTGGCAATCAGGTTGTTGATTGCGCAACGCCAGAATTTTATTCTTGGCTCTCAGCAATGCCTGAAATTCCAGGATATGATCCCGTTTCAGAACCTTACAGCATTAAATATCTATATTATTATTCACTCGGGCATTTATGTGGTGCTGGTTTATATAATAATGTTTTATATTTCTGTCTCCTTTTTAGAGAAAGTGGAGTGGCTATTGGGACTTCAGAGCAAGGCAATCAAGTCGATAAGTTAATTTTCTATTATAAAAATTTGTCAACTAATCAAATAACAAAATATCACGAACATATTATTACTGTTTTAAGTTATGAAAAAATACCAAATGTCACGAGTCAATATAATGTAACTACAAGCGGCAACTCATTAGTTTATTTGGAAACTTTAACGCCATTGCTTGACTCATCATTATTGAATACCACATACGTTGCCTCTAATCCAGGATTGTATGGCTTTGAATTATACAAACGAGGCGCCTATTATGAAATTCCAAGAATTTCATTGGGTGGAACTGGTGAATGTAATTACAAAGTGTCATTTCATCCAACAGAAAAAAAAGCTATATTTGCAGTTATTCAAAATGGGCAGTATGGATATAAACAAATTACAGAAACAACAAATATATTTAGTGCAGCAAATGGTTTAGTTGGAGCAGAATATCATTATGAAGATGGGAGAATTTGCACATTAACAATCAGCAACTATACTTTAGGAACAGATGAAGATTACGGTTGCACTTTTACTGCTACATTTAGCGAAGGAAACGTTCAATTTACATCTGGGTCGCCAAGGCTAGGCTTTTTGGGTGACATAAATTTATGTCATCCGTTGCTTAATTCAACAATTCAAAGAGAAACTGTCGAAAGCAATCCAACTGTTACAAGAAATTTTTTCAATGGTGCATATACTGAAAGCAGACAAAACGGCACAGTTTACGATTTTAAACAAACATATTTATTATTTCCATATACCAGTTGGTATAATTTTTTAGATACAAGACCAGTTTTATATTTGACAAGAACCGTTTTATATAAAAATAAATTCCATTGTCTTTTTTACACAAGAATTGGTGCTGTTAGTTTTCCCGTGCTTAAATTAATTTCATCAGATTTTACTCAAGCACAATTTCAGTCAGATACCGGAGCTGGCATTGGCGACGGAGCAAGCGGTGGACAGTTTGCTCCGATAGTGATTGGCTTTTCTCCATCTTGAATAGGTGCAGAACATGAACTTTCAAACCGCATTTGCATTGCTGCTGGGCCACGAAGGCGATTTCAGCGACCACCCTGCAGACCCAGGCGGCAAGACCCGCTATGGGATCACCGAGGCAGTGGCGCGCGAGGTGGGCTACAAGGGCGACATGCGCGAGCTACCGCTGGATCTGGCGCAGCGGGTTTACCTTGAGAAATACTGGAAACCAGTGAGGGCCGATGATCTGCCGCTTGGCATCAGATATGCCGTGTTTGACGCTGCCGTCAACTCAGGCCCAGGCCAGGCAACGAAATGGCTGCAGCGGGCGCTGGGCGTCGAGGCTGATGGCGTCATCGGGCCTAAGACTCTGGCAGCGGCCTATGCACAAGACGCCAATGCATTGCGCATGCGCATGCTGGCCCAGCGATTGCGATTCATGACCGGCCTGACCAACTGGCCGGCCTTCAGCCGCGGCTGGGCACGTCGGATTGCTGATTTGATGGAGGGATGAATGGCAGCCTTCGATTGGAAAAGCGTTGTCCGCACCGTTGCGCCTGGCCTCGCCACGGCGCTCGGCGGCCCGCTGGCAGGGGTAGCTGCGTCCGCCCTGTCCGATGCGCTCCTGGGCCGTCCTGATGGCTCTGAGGCCGACATTTCGCAGGCGATGGCCGTCGGTGGCGCCGATGCGCTGGTCAAGATCAAAGCCGCCGAGCAGGCCTTCCAGGTGCGCATGCGCGAGCTGGACATTGACCTTGAGCGGATCCACCAGGCCGACCGCGATGGCGCGCGAAAGCGCGAGGCTGCCAGCGGTGATACCTGGACTCCGCGGCTGCTGGCCATCGGCATCACGTGCGGCTTTTTCGGGGTGCTGAGTTGGCTGCTGGCGCAAGGCAAGCCAGAAACTGGAGGGGATGCCCTGCTGGTGATGCTGGGCGCCCTGGGCGGCGCCTGGGCGTCGGTGGTGGCGTACTACTTCGGCAGCTCGGCCGGCTCGCGCGAAAAAACCGCCCTACTCGGCGGCAAGTGACTCGGACATTGCTCGTCGTCCATTACCCAGGCGCCCATCCAGACCTGGCGCTCATGCGGCGGTGAGAGTCGGCGCATGCAGTTGTTGCATTCTGCACGGTGGCTGCCGGCGCAGCGGGCCGTGTCGGCTGACAACTGCCTCATGATGCCAGCAGGCTGACGGCCAGGATGATGCACACCACCGCGGCAACGACAGCAACCAGATAAATAACAGCTCGCTCGATGCCTGCGCCTGCGTCGGCATCTGCGCCGATTTCAGTGCAGCATTCTGCGGCTTCCGGGTACCGGCCCTGCTGGTCGCAGCCTTTGGGGATTCGAGAAGTCATTTGCCGATCTCCTTACTTCTGGCCTTGATCTGTCGAACTCGCTGGGGAGTCACGCCGATGAC